TAATAGGGAGGCGGTAAAAGATTGCACCGTTTTCCATGATAGCATGAAATAATAAAGCACGCCCAGTGATAGACGTAATGCCAAAGATAATGCAGTCTTCAACTTCTCCATGATGTTTTCTAAGGTCATATAAATATTCTCTCCTTATCTGTGCATATTCTACAGGTATATTCGCATTTAAGTAAGCCATATTTTATCCTCATTTTATTGATCCCCAATTAGGACCAGACTCGTAATCTACCTTATTAGGTATCTTCAAGTCAACAGCACTTTCCATCACATCCTTTATTTTTTGTGCATGCTTATCATCCTCAACTGATAAATCTAATTCATCATGTATTTGAATGTGTGGTATAATTCCTTCTTTATATAAATCTAACATAGCTTTTTTAGTCATGTCTGCAGCACTACCTTGAATTAATTTATTCAAAGCTTTGTATGTAAAAGCTCTTCTTGTAGCATTGTTATGCCAATAATTTTTTTGAGGATTGCCTTCTTTATCTTTTAATATGTCACCTTCCTCATCTTTTAAGTAAGGTCCCATTTTTTGTAGGTCTTCCATTCTTGTTTGATCTTCAGCAGGAACATATTTACCCCAGTCCGAGCCACGAAGAATAGGTTCGTATTTAGGAAAACGACATTTTCTATTTAACAAAGTTTTTATTTGACCTTTGTTAGCAGCTGCCTTCATTACTTCATTCATTAATTGTTTAACAAACGGAACCTTGGTGTGATACTTATCAAATAATTCCTCTGCCTTAAATTTACTGACACCTAATTCTGCTTGTAGTTTTGCTTTACCCATACCATAAAATAAACCAAGATTAATTACCTTCGCTTGAGATCTAGGTATCTCTGCCATCTCTGCAACTATTCTATGAAAATCTGTTGAGGGATCGTTATCGTAAGAATCAGCTATTGTATTTACTGATGATAAACCATACCGCAAAGCATAATGTGCTACAAGTCTTGGTTCCTGTTGCGAGTAGTCAAAACAACCCCACTTACACCCTTCTTCTGGTATAAATAAACTTCTAATTAAAGGACCTGTGTCTGGATCTCTAGCAGGTATTTGCTGTAAGTTTGGGTTTGTATAACTAAATCTACCAGTAACAGTTCCACCATCATCAGATCTTATTTGATTTATTTCAGCGTGTATTCTACCTTTGTGTTCGTGTTTTAAAATAGTGTCTATAAATGTAGTGTTTACTTTATTTATTCTTCTTGCTTCTGCTATCTTTTTTATTATAGGATGTTCATGGTTAGAGAGGAAATTTTTTGTAAATGAAGGTTCGCCAGATTTCGCTGTTCGTTCGTAAGATAATTTTAATTTGTCAAAAACTTTTTGTATACTACGTGCTGCCCATATTTGAACATCTATGTTTGTTTCTTTTTGTACTTCTTGGAGCAGCACTTGTTCTTGTGCAATTAATTTTTTACGGAGGTCATGCGCTTGTGGCATATCTACTCTTACGCCTAGAAAACGCATATCAACTAAGCAAGGGAAGAGGTCGGTTTCGAGATTAAAAATATCTTGAAGGTCTTGTTCTATCATTAATTTTTTTACATGCTGCCATAATTTAAAAGTAAGTTCTGCATCTTTTTCTGCATAAGCACCAACTTCTTGAGCAGGCAGTTGCCACATATCTGCTTTTGCATCAAGACCTCTTTGTTTTGCAGCTTCGTTTAAGGCTCTTTCATTTTTACCTTCGTTTAAAAAATGCCATGACAATGTGTTAAGAGTATAAGAAAATCTATTTTCATCTAACAAAGAAGATGCAATCATGGTGTCGACTATTAAACCATTGATTTTTAAGCCTAAATTACGTATCCAACAAACGTCGTACATTGCGTTGTGAAATATTTTTGTAGCTGGGCACTCTAGAATATCTTTAAACCACTCCAAAGTTTTTTTACGATCCATGTTGGGTCCTTCTTTGTGAGCAATTGGAAAATACCATTTGCTGTTATACGTAGCCACAGCTATACCAACAACCTCTCCCTCACCTGTAACAGCTCCAGAACCTTTTGATTTTAAACCAGGGTCTCTGGTTTCTAAGTCAACAGCTATCTCATCATATGATCTAAGATCTGGGTATTCTGTAGGCTGTACCCATTCCGTTTGTGGTAGTAACATATTGTTTAAACCTTCCTATTTTTGGTCTCGCATTATTAAATTTAGACTGTTCCAAACATTCAACTGATTGTTTTATGTATCCGTTAGTCCATAACCATTGTGCATGTAGTTCCAGTATTTTATTTTTTCTTAGTTCCATCTTTCATTTTTTTTATTTCTAGTTGACAGTAATGTATTATCTTTTCTAAGTCTTCAATCCCTGACTTATTTAAATAACGACAAACGTATTTTACAACACACCCCTGAAAGAATGAAAGATTATTTTTTGAAATAAATTCGTAAGGTTGTATTTTCATATTTTTATAATGAGATCCTCCAATTTGTTTTTCTTGAGGAAATGCATCATCAAATATACCTTTGTGTGTCATAACTGATATTCCTTTATTTTCTTTTTTGCTTTTAATTTGTATAGATTATTACGTGCTCGTGTAATGCCCACATACCACACTCTATGCTCTTCATCTTGTTTGTCAACACTTAAACTAATTCCTTTTTGAACCTTTGATCCCTGGTGCAAGGATAAAATTACATTATCCTCTTCACCACCTTTAGCTGCATGAATCGTTGACAACCATATTCTTGCAGGCTCGTTAAGTTTTTCACCTGATGCAATTAAATTTCTTAAATATAATATTTCTTTTTGGTCTTCAGAAAATTTATCATACCAAGGAACTTTTGCATCCCAATTACCATTAGGTATATAATCTCTTACTTCAGCTATTTCTTTTTCATCTAAAACTCCTTCCATGCACCATTTAGTATAGGCCTCAGCAGCTTTGTATAAACCTACTTTATAACTTTTACCTTTATTAGTTTGATAATAAAAATTTTTCTTTTTTAAATCTTTCATTATATCTATTAAGTTACTCTTGGTTCTAGTTAGAATTAACCATTTTCCTTTAGATAGATCTACGTGATTTAAATCAGAGATGTAATAAGAATGCCCTAAATATTTTCTGGGTAAGTATTCTTTAATTTTTCTCAGACCCATTATTTTAGATATGGGAAAATTTGACTGCATTTGAACAGCTTGTGAAACTCTGCGAGAATATCTTAGAATTTTTTCTTCTGCAGGTTCATTTATAAATCTATTAACATCAGCCCCTGCCCATGCAAAGATTGCTTGATCATCATCTCCAGCTAAATAAACATGCTCTGCTTTTTCTTTTAGTTTATCATATAATTTCCATTGAAGTGGAGACAGATCTTGTGCCTCATCTATAAAGACTGCTTTAAACTCAGGTATTTTATCAGATTCAATTACCCTTTTAATCATGTCGTTAAAATCTATTATTTGATTATTCTTTTTGTATGTCTCTAAATTTATTGATATGTGTTTAAGTGTATCCCACTTTACTTCTCTTCTGTCGTGCTCATTTAAATTAAATTCTTCCTCAATGGGTATATTTTTATTAATCGCTTTTTGAATCATTTGAAAATAAGGATTGTTACAAGTTAAAAAATGACTTTCTTCTTCGTTGTATTTATCTACAAAAGATACGCGAATATTTAATTTTTTACCCAAGTCTTCGTAGTGATAAGGCTGTATGATATCTTCTTCTTTAAGTCCAAGAAGATGATAACAAAAAGCATGAAGAGTTTGAAAATAGGGCACTTCTTTATCTGATACACCTATTCTTTTTCTTGCCTCTGCAGCTGCCTTCTTTGTGAATGCAAAGTATCCTATTTTATGTAAAGGTGTGCCTGTTCTTCTATAAGCGTTAACACGTTTAATTAATCTAAAAGTTTTACCTGTACCGGGTGGTCCGTATATTTTAATGCTTTTTTTCATCAGCTCTTTGAAACGTATCTATTAATTTACCTTTCCATCCATAAGTTCCATGGTGCGTGGTTTCTCCATCAACGACTCCATAAAAGTCAAATCCAGCTTTTCTAATCATGTTGCAAAAATTAGTATCTTCACCCCACCATTTTCCATTTTTATCAAAAGTGGTATCCCAAAAATTATAAAAATAATTATTAGCTGTTTCTGATATTATTTCTTTTTGTGTTATTTTTAAATTTGGATGATCTTTCATTAATTTTTCGTACACCCTTCTGTGTATTAAAGTTAGCCCCGCAGGTCCAACTTTTAATTTAACCAATCCTTTATTATCAATATCTATACTATTAAGATCTTCAAAAGCCACAGAAAATCTAACAGCATTGTCTTGGGTTTTTTTTCTGTAAGGCACACATATGGCATCTTTATCTGCTATTATCATTCTGCCTACGACATCTGGTTCAAACTCCATGTCAGAGTCTACAAACAATTGATAATCCATACCTGTTTCCAAAAACATGGCCGTTAACACATTTCTTCCATACCCAACATAAGGACTTTTAAACGTTTGAACCGTTGCTCTTATTTTAGCCATGGTAAATTTATCCATTAATTTTATTAAGGATAAGCAAGTAGAAACTTGCATTAAATCATAGGTTGGCATTGATACACAAACCTGAGGGGGTTTTTTAGACTTACTCATACTATTGTCTCCTTGTTTTCTTGTTTAATAAATTCATCTTGTATTTCTTCTTTTTCTAAACCTTCTTTTGGAAGTTTTAAAACTCTTATCGGTGGAAAAGGTTTTTCATTATTGCCCTGCGGAAATCTTTTTTGACAACTAAACTCTCCACCAAAATATTGTCCTATCATCGTAGCTGTTCTTGATCTTTCTTTAACCCAATCTCCACGTTTAAGTTCTTCGTAAAAAGAATCATAAATAAAAAAATAATAATTATCCTCCGCCAAAACAGCTCCAGTTTTAAAAGCTGCAAACGTGCTGGCTTGTGGCCCATTAACGAAATCAATCAATTGTTTTTTCAACATGTCCAGTGGGTTGGTGCCTGCAGGTGGTTTAATAGTTTCCATGTTGGCCCATAACGTATCTAATATAACTTGGTATTCATTTTGTTTTAATATTGGTGGGAATATAGGTGTCTGCTCTGCTATCAACGCACGCATCTCTTTCATCTCTGCTATTTTTTTAATATGCTTTGCATGTATTTGGACAACCTTACCATCAGCTAAATCTATGTTTATAAAAAACTCTGGATCGGGTTTGTAATCCATTTTAATTAATCCAGATACTTGAGGCCATGTTGTACTTCTATGACTACCAATACCAAATTTTCTTTTCAAACAAGTTCCTTTTGCACAATAAGATGAAATAGGTAGATCACTACATTTAAAACCTTTAGTTTCATTCTTCCAATACTTAATTTTATCTTTTACTTTCTCATCACCCCAGACTGTGTCATACACAATATAATTTCTGGCAGCCTCTAAAACTTTTTTATCCCAATCATCTGGATATTTTTTCTTAGCAAACACCATGTAGTTATATAAAAATCTATCTCTTTCATCACTTAGTTTGGTCCCTGATGCCTGAATCTCTTTGCATATCATCTGTAAACAAGGTGGGCCATCATGAAACTCTTCAGGTCCACCAGTTATTACTTCTGTAATTTTTTTGTTACCTATTTCTTTTAAAGAGTCTTCTGTTTGTAAATTAAGACCTACGACTTCTATAAATTTTTTTAAATCCATCCGTGTGCCATCAGGTAAGATACCTCTACGCTCTGTGCCTT